AGCACGGCCTCTTCTTGCTGGCCGTGCTTGTGGACCGGTTCTGGGAGCGCCCGGACAAGGAGCTGGCTGCGGAGATTCGGCTGCAGCGGCAGTGCTTCGGCCTGTCGCCGATCGACCGGCGGCGGTTGCAGTGGGAGATCGAGCGGACGGACGAGGCGCAGGACCGCGGCCGGCGCCGGCGTACCGCGGCGGAGGAGTCGGAGCCGGCGAGCCCAGCCAAGGCCGCCGCCGCCGACCCGCGTGACGTGCTCCGCGCGGTCTGAGCCTCGCGGTGGGCGTGTTCGTCGTCCCGTCGCTGGACGAGGAGCCGTGGCCGACCCTCGGGCCGGGCGTGTGCGATCTGATCGAGGAACGGGCGGTCTTCGGACCGGGCTCGCTGAAGGGCCAGCCGGCGAAGCTGGACGCCGAGAAGCGTGCGGTCATCTACAAGGCGTACGAGGTGTACCCGCGCGGGCACGAGCTGGCCGGCCGGCGCCGGTTCCGGCGGGTGCGGATCTCGTGGCGCAAGGGCACCGCGAAGACGGAGCTGCTCGGCTGGGTGGCGTACGCGGAGCTGCACCCGGAGGCGGAGGTCCGGTTCGACGGCTGGGACGCCGCGGGCCGGCCGGTAGGTCGGCCGGTGCGTGACCCGTACATCCCGCTGCTGGCGTACACCGCCGAGCAGGTGGAGGAGCTGGCGTTCAACGTCCTGTACGTCGTGTGCTCGGAAGGGCCGGACGCCGACCTGTTCGACATCGGCCTGGAGCGGATCCTGCGGCTGGACGAGCGGGGCCGGGCGGACGGGAAGGCGGTGCCGCTGGCGCAGTCGCCGAACGCGCGCGACGGTGCCCGTACGACGTTCCAGGGGTACGACGAGACGCACCGCCTGGACCTGGCGCGCAACGTGGCCGCGTACGAGACGATGGAGGCGAACCTGCCGAAACGGCCGCTGGACGATCCGTGGTCGATGGGCATCACCACGGCCGGCGTGCCGGGCGGCGGGTCGGTGGCGGAGCGGGACAAGGACGAGGCCGAGGCGATCGACCGGGGCGAGGTCGACGAGCCGGAGTTGTTCTACTTCCACCGCGAGGCATCCGCCGGGCATGACCTGTCGACGCTGGCCGGACGCGTGGACGCGGTGCGGGAGGCGTCGGGGCCGGCGGCGGCCTGGTCGGACCTGCGGGGTATCGCGAAGCAGTGGGACCGGCCGTCGGCGGACCCGCAGTACCTGGAGCGGGTGTGGCTGAACCGGTGGACGCAGTCCGCGGCGCAGGCGTTCGACGCGAAGCGGTGGCGCACGGAGCTGGCCCGCCCGGGCGCGACGATCCCGGACGGTGCCCAGGTGACCGTCGGCTTCGACGGGTCGCGCTGGCGGGACACCACCGGCCTGGTCGTCACCGACGTGGCTACCGGGTTGCAGGTCCGGGCCGGGTTGTGGGTGCCGGAGGACCTGCCCGAGGGTGAGGTCCCGGTCGCCGAGGTCGACGGTGCAGTCGATTACGTGTTCCGCCGGTGGAAGGTGCTGCGGCTGTACGGCGACCCGGCGCAGGGCTGGGACGACCCGCTCGCGCGGTGGGCGGCCAAGCACGGCCACCGCAAGGTGATCTTCTGGTACACGGACTCGCGGAACCTGCGCAAGACCGCGTCGATGTGCCGGGCGTACGCCGCCGCGCAGAAGGCCGGTGAGGTCACCAACGACGGCGACGCGGTGTTCGCCCGCCACGTGGGCGCGGCGCAGAAGCGCGACATCCACCAGCAGGACGAGGACGGCACCCCGCTGTGGGTGATGCAGAAGGAACGCCACGACTCGCCGAACAAGATCGACCTGGCGATGTGCGGCGGCCTGTCGTGGCAGGCACGCCTCGACGCGATCGCGGCCGGCGAGGCGGTGACGCACGTCGCGTACGCGTACAGCGCCTGATCCGGCGCAGAGGCCTGGAGGGGCGGTGGCACCGATCGTGGCACTGACCGCCGAGCAGGCCCTCGACCAGGTGCAGAAGCTGTACGCGCAGCTCGCCGCTCGCCGGCCGGACGTGGCCAGGGCTGAGGACTACTACCGCGGGAAGCAGCCGCTGCGGTTCGCCTCCGACAAGTGGCGGGAGTACCACGCCGCCCGGTACGAGCGGTTCTGCGACAACTGGTGCGCGCCGGTGGCCAACAGTCCGAACGAGCGGCTGCGGGTCGACGGGTTCCGGCTGGATGACAACCCGGAGCGCTCCGACGCGGAGAAGTCGTTGTGGCGGGCGTGGCAGGCCAACGACATGGAGGCCCAGTCGTCGCAGGGCTTCCTGGAGTCCATCATCAGCCGCCGCTCGTACGTGCTGGTATGGGGCGACAGCGACGACGAGCCGGTAGCCACCTGGGAGCGCCCGGACCAGGTGACGGTCGCGTACGACGTGGAGCGGCCCGGCCTGCGCACGGCGGCGCTGAAGACGTGGCACGACGACACGGTCGAGTACGCCACCCTGTACACCGCCGACGAGGTGTGGAAGTTCCAGCGCCGCTGGCTTGAGATGCCCGCGGCGGCCGAGGTCGCGGCCGGGTCGCGGGCTGAGCCGTTCTTCGCCACCACGTCGGGGCTGATGGTGCCCGCCGTCAACCAGGGCGGCTGGGAGCGGCGCCAGCCCGCCGGCGACGACAGGTGGCCGCTGGTCAACCCGCTTGGCGTGGTGCCGGTGGTGGAGTACCCGAACCGGCCGATGCTCGGCGCGGAGCCGCTGTCGGACATCGCCGGCACGATGGCCATGCAGGACGCGATCAACCTGCTGTGGGCGTACCTGTTCACCGCGGCGGACTTCGCATCGATGCCAGCCCGGGTGGTGCTCGGGCAGGAGCCGCCGAAGGTGCCGATCCTCGACGACAACGGGCAGCAGATCGGGGAGAAGCCAGTCGACCTCAAGAAACTGGCCGAGGATCGGATTCTATGGCTGACCGGCGAGAACACGAAGATCGCCCAGTGGGACGCGGCGAAGCTGGACGTGTTCACGAACACCGTCGAGGTCGGGGTGACGCACGTCGCGGCGCAGACCCGCACCCCGCCGCACTACCTGGTGCTCGGCAAGGGCCTGGTCAACGTCAACGCCGAGGGCATGAAGACCGCCGAGACCGGCCTCGTGATGAAGGTCCGGGAGATGCAACTGTTCCTGGGCCCGGCGGTACGCGAGACGAATCGGCTGTTCGCCCTCGTCCGCGGCGATAAGGACCTCGCGGAGCAGGCCCGGTTCGGGGTGGTGCAGTGGCGCGACGCGGAGAACCACTCCGAGGCGCAGCTCGTCGACGCGCTGACGAAGCTTCAGACGATCGGGTTCCCGTTCGCGTGGCTGGCCGAGCGGTACGGGCTGTCGCAGACGGAACTGGCCCGGGTCATGGAGATGCGCGACACCGAGGTCGAACGGAGCCCCCTCGCGGTGGCGTCACGGACGCTCGGGCAGCGGATGCCCGAGCAGATGCCCGACCCGCCGCGGGAGTAGCCGGTGACGGCCGAACAGATCGCCGCAGCGCATCAGGCCGAGCAGATCGCGGTGGCCGAGCAGGCCGCGGCCGCAGGCGGGGAGCTGTGGTCGCAGGTCGCTCCGGCGGCGGTCGCTGCTTCGTGGCTGGCGCTGGTGCCGGTCCTGGCCGGCGTGGTGTCCGGGGCGCAGCTCGCTGCAGCAGGGGCGGCGTTCGGCTACCTCGTCGGCCTGGCAGGCGAGTATCGGGTGCGGCCGCGGCCGGCCGGCACGGTAGTGCCGCAGTCGTTAGCGGGGATCGCCTCGGATGGGCGGCCGCTGGACACCCTGCTCTACCAGCCGGCGATACGCACCCTGGCGGCGGTCGGCGCCGGCGCGCCGGTCGAGCAGGCCCTCGCGGTGGGTGCGGTCGAGCTGGACATGATCGTACGGACGCAGGTCGCCGACGCCGGCCGGGCAGCGGACGGCGTGGAGATGACCGCGCACCGGGAGATGACCGGCTATGTGCGGATGCTCGTCCCCCCGTCGTGCTCTCGCTGCGCGGTGCTGGCCGGCCGCAGGTACGCCTGGAACGCCGGCTTTCAGCGGCATCCGCGCTGCGATTGCCGGCACATCCCAGCCCCGGAGGACGCGCTGGACGACGCGACCACCGACCCGAAGGCGTACTTCGACAGCCTGTCGGAGGGCGAGCAGGACCGGGTCTTCACCGCCGCCGGTGCGCGGGCGATCCGCGACGGCGCCGACATCGCCCAGGTGGTCAACGCCCGCCGCGGCGCGGCCGGGCTCACCCCGGCCGGTGGGCGCCTCACCGATGAGGAGGCGGCCGCGCTGCGCGGCAGCCGGCGGCGCGGCCGGCTGGAACGCACGGATGTGTTCGGCCGGCAGCTGCTCGTCACCACCGAGGGCGTCACCGTCCGCGGGCAGGCCGGCCGCGGGCTCGGCGCGCGGGAGGACGGCGTGCGCCGACCCGGCTCGCGGGTCCGCTCGGCCCGCACGCCGCGGCTGATGCCCGAGAGCATCTACGAGATCGCCGGCGACGACCGCGCCGAGGCGATCCGCCTGCTCAAGCGGTTCGGCTACCTGCGTTAGAGCGCGGCCAGCGCCGGGACGAGCGCGGTGAGCACCCACAGCAGCAGACCGGCCGCCACCAGGTTGACCCGCGACGCGACACCGAACGCGGCCAGGCCGAAGCACACCGCCGCCGCAGCCAGCAGAAGCACCATCAGAACGTCCACACCGGGCATGTACCCGCCCGGTGCCGAAGTGAATCTTCCCCGCGCGCAAGGCCCGGGGCCGACCCCGCAACGGAGTCACCGCATGTCCGACCAGGACGACCGCACCACAGACGACACGACGGACGACGTCGACACCGATCGGGTCGACGACGACCAGCACGACGACAAGCCGGACGGCGCCGACCAGCTCGGCGACGCCGGCAAGAAGGCCCTCGACGCCATGAAGGGCAAGTGGCAGTCCGAGCGGGAGCGGCGCAAGGCCGCCGAGCAGGCATTGGCCGAACTCAAGGGCAACGGGACCGACGGGAAGAACGGCGACCAGCCGGACCCGGAGAAGATCCGCGACCAGGCCAAGGCCGAGGCCCGCGCCGAGGTGCTGCGGGACCGGGCCCTGGACAAGGTCGAAGCGCGGGCGGCGAAGCTGTTCGCCGACCCGGAGGACGCAGTGGCGCTCCTCACCCGCCGCGCCGACGAGTTCGTCGACGACGGCAAGGTCGACGTCGACGCCATCGACGAGGCGCTCGCCGACCTGATCAGCAAGAAGCCGCACCTCGCCGCAACGGCGGGCAAGCGGTTCGCCGGCTCAGCCGACGGCGGTGCCCGCAAGGGGTCCAAGCCTGACCAGCTCACCCGGCAAGACCTCAAGCGGATGTCCCCGCAGCAGATCACGCAGGCCCAGAAGGACGGCCGGCTGAACGAGCTGATGGGCATCGACACCTGACCCAGGAAGGCACACCATGGCCATCGACCGGTTCATCCCGGAGATCTGGGCCGCGCAGCTGCTCGTGGCGCTGGAGAAGAGCCTCGTGTTCGCCCAGGCCGGCATCGTCAACCGCGACTACGAGGGTGAGATCTCGGAGTTCGGCGACACCGTGCGGATCACCAGCATCTCCGACCCGACCATCGGCACCTACACGCCGAACAGCACCACCATCACACCCGAAGAGCTGAACGACGCGCAGCGCACCCTGGTCATCGACCAGTCGAAGTACTTCGCCTTCAAGGTCGACGACGTGGACATGCGGCAGGCACGCGGGAACGTGATGCCCGAGGCGATGCGCCGCGCCGCGTACAAGCTGCGCGACGTGGTCGACACCTACATCGCCGGGTTCTACACCTCCGTACCCGCGGCCAACGACCTCGGCACCGTCGCGGTCGCCGCCGCCACCCCGGCGGACTTCTACGACGACGTCCTCGTGCCGCTGAAGGTCAAACTCGACGAGGCCAACGTGCCGACCGAGGGCCGCTGGGCGGTCATCCCGCCGTGGCTGCACGGCCGGGCGCTGCGCGACGACCGGTTCGTGCGGGTCGACGCCTCCGGCACCTCGGAGGCCCTGCGCAACGGCATGGTCGGCCGCGCGGCCGGGTTCGACATCCTCATGTCGAACAACGTGGTCAACTCCACCGGCGACGACTACGAGGTCCTCGCCGGCACCGATGCGGCGATCAGCTACGCCGAGCAGATCAACAAGGTCGAGGCGTACCGGCCGGAATCCAGCTTCTCGGACGCCGTCAAGGGTCTGCACCTGTGGGGCTCGAAGGTCATCCGCCCCGAAGCCCTCGCCGGCGCCACCGTCTCGCAGACCTGATCGGAGAACTGACATGGCACGTACCGCCGTCGTTCCGCGGGCCCTGGTGGCCAACGGCAACCTCAACGGCGCCACCGGCGCCACCACGATCGACTCCACGCTGGTGACCAACGGCGTGGTGGTCGAGAACGCCAAGCCCGAACTGATGCTCATCCGCGTCACCAACACCGAGGGCTCGACCAACACGGTCACGGTCCGGGCCGGCGACAACCCGCCGGCGCTCGCGGCAGGGCTCGGCGACCTCGTGGTGACGGTGGCCGCCACCACCGGCGTGCAGTACATCGGCCCGTTCGAATCGGGCCGGTTCCTGCAAGGCGGCGCCGACGCCGGCGATCTGCACATCGACTTCGAGACCGGCATGACCGGAGCGATCGACATCCTGACGTTCCCGCGGAACACCTGATGGACGAGGTCTATCTGGTCGGGGAGGGAGGCGGGCGGGTACGCCCGCACAAGCTGCCCCTCCCCGAGGGTGTCGCGCAGCGGCTCGCCAAGGGGCAGATCCGCCGGGTCAATCCCGACGGCAGCCCGTGGGCGCCGGCTGCCGAGGCCGAGCACGCCCCCGAGCAGGGGGTGTCCGCGCCGAAACGGCCGGCGGTCAACGAGCCGAAGGCCGCGTGGGTGGCGTGGGCGGTGCACAACGGCGCCGACCCGGAGCAGGCCGAGGCGGCCACCAAGCAGGACCTGATCGAGGCGTACGGCTGACGTGTGGGAGGTGAGCGCCGGTGGCTGATCAACTCGTCACGCCTGAGGAACTCGCCTCCTACCTTCAGCAGGACCTCGACGCGTCGACCGCGAACCTGCTGATCGACCTGGCCACCGGCATCGTCCAGTCCACAGTCGGGCAGCGTCTGGTCGAGGCCACCACCACCGCCCTGCTCGACGTCACCGAACCGGATTCGTGGCTGGAGCTGCCGCAGCGGCCGGTCCAGTCCGTCGCCGCGGTCGCGCTCAACGGCGATCCGGTCACCGACTGGGTGCTGCGTAACCAGCGGCTGTGGCGGGCGGCTGGCTGGCTGGCGAACTCGTGGGAGCCGTCGCAGGTCGAGGTGACCTGGACGCACGGCTACCCGGCCGGAGACCGGTACCTGGAGATGGCCCGCCTCGTCACGCTGTCGCTGGCCGGCTCCGCGTATCCCAACCCTGGTGCGGTGAAGTCCGAGTCGATCGACGACTACCGGGTGTCGTTCGACGACGCGGTCGCACGGATGCAGCTGACGGAGCCGGCCCGGCTCGCCCTGATCAACGCGTACGGCATCAGCGCGTACGTCACCGTCTCACGCTGAGGAGCCCGCTGTGGCCGCACCGATCATCAACGACGTCACCGTCGTGTACCCGCAGGACCGCGGGTACAAGCTGCCCGGCGAGGCGGCGGAGCTGCTCGTCGACGCGGTCGACGCCGACGCGCACTCCATTGAGGTGACCGTGGTCGTGCGGGACTCCGCCGGCAACGAGGCGACACGGGCGGCGATGGTGGTGCAGGGCGACCCGCTCACCTACTCGGCGAGTGTGGACGGCGGGCACACGGTGACGCAGGACCCGGCGCAGCCGACCCGCTTCGTCGTCGTCTGAGCGAGGGGCTCGATGGCCGTGTTCACGGTCCGGGTCACCGTCCGGGACCGGGCCGGCGCCACCGCGAGCCGGGACGTGCAGGTCGAGGAGCGGGCGCCGCAGCCGGGCATGCTGCTCGGGATGACGTCGTCGCCGGGGGCGCCGCACAACGCGATGATGGCCCGCTGGCCGAACATCGCGTACACGGCGGACTTCGGCAACGACGGGCCGGACGCGGACAACCTGCCGGAGCTGCCGAATCCCTCCGCGGGGAAGCTGGCCAACCCGGGTCCCGTGCCCGCGACGCTCGGCATCTCGTGGAAGGACGACGTCGCACAGCTCGACGCGTGGCTCGACGCCTACGGCCAGGCGGGCGGGCGGCCGTTCTACCTGCACTGGCGCCACGAGCCGCACGGCGACATCTCCCCGGCCGACTACCGGCCGAACGCGGCCGCGGCGGTCGACATCATCACCCGCGAGGCGTACCGGGACCTGGTCCTCGGGTTCGGGCCGGTGGTCACCCGCTGGTGGATGATCAACGACGGCGGGGACCTGGCCGACTGGTGGGTCGACGGGATGACCCACTACGCGGCCGACGTCTACAACGACGCGATGGACCGCTAC